GAAATTCCATTAAAATTAAAAAGTGTCAGGGGAACTGATCAAACCCCTGATATTTACATTAATTTTGTAAAGTCAGAAAATGATGAACTATTGAAAAAAGGAACGTTGGCTTATGCGTATTATCCTAAAACATCTCATGCAGGAAAAATAGTATTCAACGAAGATTACATGTGGTCACTAGATGGAAAACCTGTCAACGCACATGATGCTTTACCAGAGTTATATCCAAAACCAACAACAACCACAATTTACACTTACAACATGGTGCATGTGTTGATACATGAGATTGGACATTCTTTGGGATTAACACACGATGCTAATAATCCTGCATCAGTAATGTGGTGGCAATACAATGGGCAATTACATCTAAACAAATTTGACGTTAAACGAATCACAGACAAATATGGAAAACGTAAATGGAATCCTAGAATATATCTAAGGATAAAAAGATGGTTATCAAGAAGGAAAAACAGAATATGACTTGTTCTTGTTCTTGTCATGAAAAGGGTGATGAAATGTGTACACATTGTTTGTTAGAACATATCAATAAACAGGCAGATTAGATTGTATATTTTTGTGGCACTATATGCAGTAGTTTGTTCATTGTTAGTTTTTGGATTGTTGGGATTAGCATTTGGTGATTACATGGACACGTTAGGATTATACCAAACTGACAATCCTGTGTCCTGTATCATGTCACCTGACCCTAAACTTGAACCAATGTTTTATCCATACATGTATGACATTACAAGAACAGCAATTTGGGAATGGGAAGTTAAACTAAACAACGCAACAGATGGTGATTGGCATTTTCCAATATACGAATACCCTTTTGAGTTACATGATGGCAAAGTAGCAAGAGATTTTCCTGAATGTGATATTTTCTTAACGTTTGGTCAGCTTAGTGGTAGTTCAGCACTTGGAACAACAGGCTTTGATTTTAGTCAATCAACCCACAAATACGCATACATTACAACTTACACCCAAGCATACCCACCACAAAAAATTACAATAACATTAGGTGGAAGTGGTGATATTAATTTAGAATTAAAACCTAAAGCACTTGACCTGAATGATATTAGAAATATTGTGCTACATGAGTTTGGACATGGACTAGGTATGGAACATTACTACATACATGATTCAACCTGTGTAACACCAAGATCATGTGGGGATCGTTCTGTAATGTATCACTCATTAAATTTATGGCAAAACACAACTAAATCTGTAACAAATGAGGACATACAAATGCTAGTTAGAATATACGGTGAAGATGGGTTTGGCTATCCAATACCTAGTTGGATTCCACAACAATGTGAATTTATTGATGGATTACTAAGTGATTGTAGATGAATGAAATAATTGAAATATTTCTATGGGCTTGGGGAACATTCAAGTGAAAACTTGGGATAGATTTTGGTCATGGTATGACAGACACACAACCAAGTCATTACTTGTTACAGCAATCATAATCTACATGCAGATACCACACATGGTTTGGGCAGGTGATATTCTATTACAGACAGGAATAATTAGTCAACAAAATATTGTATTAGATTTCTTTCTGTATGGAATTGATCTTGTAGAAATAATACCAATGGTAAATGTAGCCATGATGATTTATTCAAAAATAAAAAAAAGGAAAAGTAGTTGAATTATTTTTTCTTGGAAAAGAATTTTTCTTCCCAAGAAGCTTCTACTTCAACATACTTTTGTTTCATTTCAAGACTGAATATTCCTCTAGGAAACATCTTCAACCAGATTTTTCTCTCAATTTCCCAATAAGGTGGGTCATTTTTTCCGATGTGTTTCCTAAATGCAAGGAATTTCTCAAATTCCTCATGTCCGTCTTGGTCTTTATTGCCACAGCATAGTTGGTGGAAACTGTATTCCCAATGAATTACATCATCAGAAAGGCAGTTACTCATGTCAACAAATCCTTCCATGTTTTCACAATGGTCACAGATTTTTCCATTTTCAGGATAGCCTACATTTCTACGAGATGTGGCAAAGTTCCATGCAACCTGTTTGTGGCATCGTGAGCAAGTGATAATTTCCTGCTCGGTTTTGGTTTGACTTCCCATGTAAAGGAATTACGATACAGGTTTAAAAAGAATCGGTGTTTTGTTAATTTATGGCAGGAATGACGTTTGACGATCAGTATGTCAAGTCCAAAGCTAAGAGTACATTTCCAACTACCCAAAAGGGCAAAGTACAGTTGGAAACTTCTAGGGAAATATTTCTCAAAACCTACGAAGTGCCAAAAGATGCCAAAAACGCTGAACATGCAGGATATGTCAGACGTAAAGAATTGGAATCTAATGATGCACAGATTGAGAATTTCATGGACTTGCAAGACAAATGGAATCGTCAGGGAATACAATGCGTACATCAAACCGATGAAGCGTTCAAGGTGAACTGTGAAGGTGTTGATGAAAGAATCGCCAAAAGGTTAGAGAGGGTGACACAAATTGCCTGATCAACTAGCAGAAAGTGCAATTATGCAACTGCTTCAAGAATCCCATCACTACCAACAAGATAGTGCAACCGATAGTAGCAAAATGACTTTGGTGTATTATCATCTTGGTAAGGTAGCGATGAATGGACACACCGATAACGTGTTCGAGGATATTGAAGAATACAAGCCTTTGGGAAAATAACAAGGGTGATGTAGCAGACTACCAAGACCTGATCTTACACGTACTACCAATGGTGTAACAACCATTTCCTTTTCTTTTTTTTAAAAAAACACCGATGGTTTAATAACTAAATTCTCAATGTATTGGTATGATAGAACAAGTACACCACATAATCTTACAAGATGGCTTCAAGTCAGAAGTAGATGAAGAACATATCACCACATTGATTGCTGACCCAAATGACAAATACGCAGGACATACAGTTGTTCTAACATTGTCAAGAGAACGTATTGTCTTTGATGGCGAAAATTAACAGGGGTAATACCCTTTCCTTTTTTTCAAATTAGTTCCTTAGTGTCAGTAAAACTGACAATTTACGAATAGAAATTGGTGCTAAATGACAGTGAGATACTCGTTATGCAAACTATCGTAATGAAGTTTAACGAAGCAGAATCTATTGCATGGGTGCATCAACATCAATCACCAAAAGAAAAGAAGATGCAAGTAAGAACATTTTATCGCATTAAGGGTAAGTTAAGATCAATCACAGACAAACGCAAGTTTGAATTACAAAAGCATGGGTTATGGCAACAACACATAGAACGCATAGACCAACTAGAAACAATCCTGAAATTTTCATGGCAGAACTTTCACTTGGCACAAACGCCTGTGGCTAGACAGAGAATATTAGATTCAATTACAGCAATACAACCGTTATTGTCTGCATACTATTCGGCTTCACAAGAGGTAATAGAACACGATGCAACGAAAGAGCTTCAAGATACAGGACATTTATCCAACATTCCAAACTAGCCATGATGCAGTAGAGGAAGATGTTTCAGAAGAAATATCTCAACTAAAGTTTTTCTGTGGCAAGATTAACCCTAGTGAAAACTGTTGTTTCTCACACAGAGTAGGTTTGCCATTACACCCTGCAACATTACAACCAATGATGTACATGCCACATCAACTAGACCTAATCAAACAATCATTGTCAGACAAGCAGGTAAAGTTTCACATTAACAAGTCAAGACAGATTGGACTTACAGAGATAGTTCTAAGAATAATTCAGTATCACTCTTTCCACAAATACAAGGGGGGTAAAATCCTAATCATCGCAGGAACAAGAGAGAAAACAACCAAGACAGTAATGTTACGTTTGAAATCATTGTTCAATGAAATTAGATCAACTGTCACTAACGACAAAAATGATTTGCACATTACGTTAAAGAATGGAACAGAGATAGAAGGAAAACCATCTAACAGTGAAGCTATTAGAGGTGAGACAAAAATCAAAGCAGTAGTCATTGACGAATCTGCACACTTTGCAATCGTTGATGATAGTGTTGTACTAGATGCAGTAGAACCAATCCTGCACACAAACAAGTCTGACATATTTCTGGTCAGTACACCTAGAGGTCAGAGGGGATTCTTCTACGAAATATCAAAGTCAGAAAATGATTACAAGAAGTTGCAGTATGATTACACTAACGCAATAGGTTGGATTTACACGCAAGAGGAAATGGAAAAAGAATTACAGCGTACTGACATTGACGTTGACCAAGAATACAGATGCCAATTTACTTCTGCTAGAAGTTCCATATTTGGTGTTATTACTGACGATGCCACAGAAGATTTCGAGGTCGAAAATTACTGATGGAAGTTACAGATTTACCAACATTATTTCAGGTTGCAGTTGCACAAGAAGCTAACGCACAGTCAATAGAATCACTACACGCATTATTTCTAAAACAACAAGAGATGATTGAGCATTTACAAAAACAAAACAATGGTATGAAAAATCTAATTGATGCCCAACAATCTCTTATCGAAAACATGTACAATGAAACGATAAAGAAATGATAGGTAATTGGCTAAGGAATCATAATCCATTCCATAAACCAGAATGGGAAATACCTGACAGACAACACATACAGAATATTGTTGATGATCTAAAACGTGAATTATTTTATTCTGACTTGAAAGGTGTTGAACGTACAAAATTAGTTTACAAATTATGTAATGCGTATAACATACTATCAATAACAGAACCACCAAAGAAACAAGGCAAATGGGTTTGGGTTGAAAATGAGAATCGCAGGGATTGATAGTGGCAAAAGGCGAGATAGTTTCGCATTTGTAGGAATTGAAATCAAAAACAATAATGTCTATGTCAAAGGTGTAAAGACTTGGCTTGGCAGAAATTATCTTGAAGTTGAAAATCTGATTGCAAACATACACGATACACAACCGTTTGATTACTATTCAATCGAGGTCAATGCTTCTGGTGAACATGTCTTTGAGGAACTAAAGTACAGACATA